ATTATTATTCAATACTGAGATAGATGTAATACAACCTGGTCAGCAAATACTAGATGCTTCCGAAGGTAACTACATATCATTTGATACATTAGCTTTATTAGTAAATGACTCAGACAAAGTTTTGAACAATATCGATTTTTCAAAAACAAGCATAATAAAAGATGATAGTGAAATAGGAACAGGTTTATCTGGTACTAAAGTTAATACTATAGGATCTAAATCTGTAGTGCAACTAATTTCTGCAGCTGCATTAAACTTAACTGTTGGTTCTGAAATAGTTGTGAGTAGTACTATAGATAATTCAAACTTTATTACTGGTACAGTTTTAAGACAAATTAAATCTATAAAAATAGATGATAGTGATATAGGTGGTTATAGTGCCGGAGATGAAGTTAGAATAATTCAAAATAATAGAGAGTTTAGTGTACCTATAGAAGGTTTACAAGCAGGCCCTGTTACTGGTGCAACTGTAAAAAATAGAGGAATAGATTTCGTTGTTGGAGATGCAATAACTTTTACTTCTAAAAGTTCTGGTTCTGGTTCTGGTGGTAGTGCTATTATTACAGGAGTTGATAACGCAGGAAGAATAACTGAGATAGATAATAATAACGTTAGATTAGGACAACTAGGTACTGGTTTTCTTGCTAACGATTTTCAAAACGTAACAGTTCCTATCAATGAAGGTGGTAACTTTAACGAGTTACCTGATGTAAAAATATTATCTCTAAACGGAACTAATACAGAGATAGTTCCTTTCTCTAATCAAATAGGTAAGATTAATAATTTTAGTTTCTTTAATAAAGGTTACTTTGATTCAGATGGTGTAGATGTTATATTTCCTATGAATATAACTGTTCATGGTCAGTCAGATCTCACTGAAGGACAAACAGTAAGAATTCAAAGATTTGAAGCTGACTCTGATGGGTTTTTAGATGATTCAGATAGTTTTAGAATATCTGTAAAGTTTACTAATAGAAAATTTACTACAAATGACTCTGAAGATATAAGAGTTAGAATACCTTATAAGTTTGATTTTGAAAATTATCAATGGGTAGATAGTGAATTTAAATTTAGTCATACTATTGGTGAAAATTTATCTAAGTCATTTAGAACTTTATTACAGAATCAAATAGGATCAGATAGTACTTACAGGTTTGATGTTATAGACAGTGATGATAAAGGTAACCGTGACTCTGAAGGTTTAAGAATATTTTTACAAGACCCTAGACTAAAAGGTCTAGATAATTTTCATTTTGACCAATTAACTAGTTATGAAGATAGTGATAAGTATAGACAGATATCATTTAAACAACTTAAGAATACACCTTTTGTAGGTTTAAATGATAGTGTAGGTAGATTTCAAGATACTAATTTTATAGGAAGAATAACTTCTGTAACAGCTAATAAAAATGTTGTTAAGTTAACTCAAGCACCTAGAATTGTTTCTACTGATAGATTTCCTATTGATTCAGATTTATCAGTTATTGAAAATCAGAGATATAAAGTTTTAAGATTAGCTCCTGTTGATACAGAAACTAACGAAACAGTAGTCAGTGAAACTTTTCCTTATAAAAATATTATTGCAAACCATCAAAGAGCAACCGGTACATTATCATTTGAAGGTTCTGGAAAAACTAGTAAACAATTTTTAGATGATAAAGGTTTTAGTAATAGTTTATCAGGTGGAGTAATTAGAGATAATTTATTCTTTGATAATTTTTCATACAGTTTAAAATCAAATTTATCTATTGCTCAGTGGAGAGAGTATGTTAAAGAAATTTTACACCCAGCTGGATTTAGATTATTAGCTCAATTAAACATTAATTCAGCCGTTTCAGATACTTCAAATAAATCAAGTAGCGGGTACGATTCTGGTGAACAGCATAAAATGACTTTTGATAGATCAATGGATCATAGTATAAACGCAACTACTTCAGCCAATTTACTTACTGCATCTTCAGTATTATATGCTTCTAACCCTTTTAACTTCTTTAATATATCTACACCAGATGGTAGAAGTATATCAGCTGATAATTTATCATCAGTAGCTGAAGAAGGAGATGATGCAGAATTTGGAAATAGTTTTTGGGATTATGAACCATTAGGTTATATTGATCCTAGATCTACTCAAACAAAAGATTCAGATGGATCTATCAATGTTCATGAAAAAACTTTTACTACAAAGTTATACCCTGATGTAAATTTAGATAGTGAACACTATCAAGATTATTTTAAAAATAAAACTTTGGATAGATTTCCAGATGAAAAAATAATTGAAATAGGTCAAACTACATTCCCAGCAGGAGAAAATAACTTTTTGCTTTTTGATTCAGAAAAAGTTAATAGAATTAAATTTATTAGATTTGACTACTTAAATGATAGTGATGGTAGATACTCTAATGACAGTGATGATAAACATCTCTTTAAAGGTATTAATTATCAAAAATTAAAAGACAATGATTCTGATATTGTAAAACAAAATATTACTAAAAGAGATTTTGAGTATAATTTAGAAATGCAAAAAGATTTTATTAAAGCTAATAAACTAAATAACGAATTTAGTTTTAATATTGGTAGTCAGGAGTTATTTGATCTTGAAGCTTTTCAACAAAAATGGAATACTATTCATGTTGCAAGAGTAAATAAAGAAGGTTGGGAAATAGCAGGTTGGTCTTCTGCAATACAAAACGCTGCTGAAGGTCATAAAGTAAGACAGTTCTACTACCAATTAAATAAAATACCGCAGTATGCGAAAGAAAAGAATCCTGTTAAGAGAGATTTTTGGGTTAAACCAAACAATATCGTTTGGACCAATACTTATCTAGACCCATTAAATAAGACAGAATTAAATCTTTTAGAAGGTGATAGTGACTATAGAAGTCCAAGTCAGTATTATAAAACGAGAACAGATTAATGACAGCAAAAATTACGACAGGATTAAATGTGTTAGTAGCAAAATCTTTTAGAGACAATCTAAGAGATACTTTAAATGATGATGAGTATTATGCGTTTATATGTTTTAATAATGATTCTGATTTACAAAGATATACTGATAGTGATGGAATAGATGATGACGCTGAATTTGTTGGCGGTGAATCAGCTGGTTTTAATAATGACGACCAAACTTATTATATGCAGCATGCAATAAGTGCTCATAAATTAGCTAAAGGTGGTGTATCAAGAGTTGTCCCAAGAGTAAACTGGACTAGTGGTACAACTTATATAGCAGATAGTTACGCAATGGTTACGTCAATCATTCAAGGGGTTACAAAATTAAATGTTTACAAGGTACTTCATTATCCGGGAAGCCCTTCAACTGCGTCACCTTCTGGAGACGCGAGCTTGCCGTTTACGACTGCTGATGGTTATCATTGGATTTATATGTACACTATTGATGCTTCTGATAGTCTAAGATTTGTTACTGAAAGTTATATTCCTATACCGGAAGCAGTATCTGTAGCTGAAGCTTTAACTTTAAATCCTGGTACAGCTAAATTTAAACAATTTCAAGTTCAAAGAGATAGTAAAGTAGGTACAGTTTATGATGTTGCAATAAATGATTCAACTTTCGAAACTTCGTTAAGAACTATTTACGGTGACTGGACTAGTATACCAACTACCATTACACTAACTTTACAGAATAGTACTTCTACAACACCAGTAACAACATTTGCAGGATCTATAACTAAGACTGATTCTGATTTTACTTTTAATTTAATTACACCAGGTGAAGGTTACAGTAAAGGTGCTATTGCTAAGATAGGATCTAATACACCTAACGGTTTAACTGTAAATGTAGCTCCTGGATTAGGACACGGAACTAATGCTCCATTAGAATTAAATGCAAAAAATGTTATGGTGAGTGTAAGAAATACACCTGATGGAGACGTTACTAAATTTACTAGAAATAATTTTAGACAAGTTAACTTATTGAGAAATCCTATTGATAGATCAACAGGTAAAGTAGCTAAGAATGATTTTTTAATTGCATGTAAAGCTTTTGTAGCAAGTGACAGCGATGGTGGTAATGCTACTTTTAACGTTGGTGATATTGTTGCTACAGGAACTGTATCTGGTAATAATTTTACTAGTACTACAAGTAAAGTAGGAAGAATAGTAGCTATAGATTCTAGTAAGAAAAAATATTATTATGTAAACTTAGGTAAAACAAAAGATAAAGATTCATTCATAGCTGGAGACAACTTACAATTAGTAAATGCAACAGGCTCTTTGACTGGTAATCCTTTAACTATTTCTTCGGTAGCTAATAGAGAAGTACTGTTTAACTCAGGAGATATTATTATATCTGATATAAGATCACAACAAATAACAAGAGCAATAGATCAAATTGAATCATTCAACTTTGTATTGACATTTTAGGAATAAATAGAACATGGCCAATATAGATTTAAATATAAGTCCTTACTTTGATGACTTTGATGATAACAAAGACTTTTTAAGAGTTTTGTTTAGACCTGGTTTTCCAGTTCAAGCAAGAGAGTTATCACAAGCACAAACAATTTTACAGCAACAAATTACAAGAATGGGTAATTATCTGTTTAAAGATGGTTCCAGAGTAACAGGCGCTAAAATTGATTTTGACAATCAAAGTAAAAAGATGACTTTAACTGGCTCATCTAATATTTCATTTCCTTCTACAGGAGCTAGAATAGGAGCTATACTAGCAAATTTATCTACTTTAGAAGGTAAAGTAATTTCAAATGCATCAGGTTCTGTTAAAGCTGTAGTATTATCTAACCCTGTTGGAACAGTAGGTACTAATTCAGTAGGTTCTATCTACTTAAAATATATTACTTCAACTACTTTTTCTACAGCTGGTGGATACATATATGCTACTGTTGCAGATAACCCTTCTTTAACAGCTGAGATATACAATACTTATTCAGCTATATCTGATTGTTCATTAGCTCATATTGAAGAAGGTGTATATTATATACAAGGTTTCTTTACTAGAGTAGCTAAACAAACAGTTGTAATTGATGCTACAAATAAAAATCCTTCAGTTAAATTAGGATTTACAGTTAGTGAAAGTTTAATTACACCGAATAGTGATGCTACTTTATTTGATAATGCAAGAGGTAGTACTAATGAAGGAGCTCCTGGAGCTCATAGACTAAAACAGACTTTATCGTTTGGTATTAGATCATTAACTGCTAATAATGATCCTAACTTTTTTCAAGTTATGGTTATTGAAAACGGTGTTGCTCAACAACAAAGTACTAGAGGCGGCGTTAATAGCGGTATAGGAGATGTTTTAGCAACTAGAACATTTGAAGGTCATGGTGACTTTTCAGTAGATCCTATTTCAATAAAGTATAGTAGATCTGATAGCGAAGATGCATTCTATGTTAACTCATCAAAGATTAAAGCTTATGTAAGAGGTTTTAGAATTGATCAAAGAGTTAATACTAATCTAAAAGTACCAAAACCGTTATCATTTAATAGAGTTAATAGTCAAACTATTGCAGTAACTGGTGTACCTTATATTAATGTAAATAAAGAAGCAGATGTTGCAATGGGTGGTTTTACAAGCGCCACTAGTAACGATCCTCACTTACATGCTAATAGATTATTATTACAAGATTCAGATAGTCGTACTTATGGTTATGCTAGAGCATACGCATTAGAAGATAGAAATCAACCTAAGTTGCATTTATACGATATAAAGTTTTTCCAAAAGTTAAGACTAGAAGGTCCTCCTAAAACTTTAAGTATAGGTAATGATGTTAAATCAACTAGAGATACTAAAGGTTATTATGTAGAGTTAGAAAGCACTGGAGCTGCAGATGTTGATCACGTAACTGATTCTGAAATATTAGTTATTGATTTTAACAAACCTTTTAGAAAAGGTCAAGTAATTAGATCTTCTGTTAATACTTCATTTAATTCAACTATTGCAGCTACAACTACTTATAGTTGGGCTAACATAACTAACATTAGAAGTAAAACAGGTAATTTTAAAGTAGAGAAAAAATCTTTAGCTAAAGTACAAAATGCTACTGGAAAATTATTTGGTGAAACTCAAAGTGCAGTTAAAACTGCTAGAGATGACGCTAAAGTATTCGATAATGATTTTGAAGTATTGTTTGCTAATCCACCTGTGATTGCTAGTACTTCTGGATCTACAGCTATAACACCCAATACAGCTGATACATTATTTTCTACTGCTAATGCTAATGGTGATTTTACTAGAACTAGAATTGATGATGGTAATGAAATAAGTAAAAAGCTTAAGTATGTTTACTTAAAAATTAGAAATGATAGAACAAGCTCAATTAACTATGGTTGGTCTGCTCAAGATAGAGAATCAACTTTATTGTATTCTGATATCTATGATGTATATGGAATAAGTAAGAGTGATGCTAATAATACTTTCTCTCACTTTAAACAAATAAACATTACAATATCAGGCGGAGGTATTATACCTCAAGGTTCAATTGTAACTGGAACAACTTCTAAGTGTAGAGGTTTAGTTGCTTTATCTAATAGCGATAAAAATCAATCTGAATTAACAGGTTCTGCAGGTTACCATACTAGTAGATCAGGTACAGGTTCTACTGAAGTATTAGAAATTATTAAAGAAAACGCTACATCTAATTTTATTGCTAATGAGATATTATTAGTTACAACACCTAATGACTTAGATAGTTTTGTAAATCAAGTAACTTATGTTTCTGATAGAACTGCAATAATAGTAGACACTCTTGAAAAATTCGGTACTGATATTATAGATAATTATTTCTTAGATGATGGTCAAAGAAATAATATATTAGAAACTGGAAGAATTATAAGAAAACCATTAATTAGAGCTCCTGAAGTAGGTGATTTAACTATATTCTTTTCTTATTTTGAAGATCAAGATACAACTAATAAGTTTTATTACAATGCTGATAGTTATTCTTCAGCAGGCTTCTTCGCTACTGATCCTAGATTTTTCGAAAAGCCAGTTGACTTAGGTAATAAAGATAGAACAAAAGGTATAAAGTTAAGAGACGTAATTGATTTTAGAAAGAAAGTAACTACAAATAATAATACTGGACAAAATACTTTCCATTTTAATCACAAGTCTATTACAAATAGACCTTTCTTATTACCTGGTATAGGTGAAACAGGAGCTACTCCTGCAGCTAAATTTACAATGACTTATGATGAGTATCTATCTAGATATGATATCTATTATGTAGCTACTAAACCTTATTTTGGATTGAAAAGATTTAGCTCATTAGCAGCAAGAAATCCTCAAATACCAAAGTTTGATTCATCATTAGGTATGCCAATTGCAACTGCATTAATACCAGCTGCATTTAAAGATGTAAGTGAAATTATAACTGTACCTCAAGACAATAAACGATATACTATGAAAGATATTGGTGGTATTGAAAAAAGAATTAGAAATTTAGAAGATGCCATTTCATTATCATTCTTAGAAACTCAAGCTTTAACTGATGATACAGCTAATAGAACTAAGTTAGGATTCATCGTAGATGATTTTAAGACTGATAAAGATGATGTTATTCAAGATAATGACTTATCTACATCTAAAGCATCAATTGCAGATGAATCTTTAAGACCATTATCAGTACCTACTTATGTAGAAACAGAAATATTAGATTCATCAGCTGGTGCGCTTACTGAAGCAGGTATAGATCCTTATTATTTTGATCAAGGTTTTTTAACTAAGACTTATACGCAAAGTACATTTTTAGATCAACCTCAAGCTTCTTCAAGTGTAAGAATAAACCCATATGCTGAGTTAACATATAAAGGTTATATTACATTAGATCCCGCTAGAGAGTTTAACGTAGACCCAGCTAAAAAAGAACTTACTAAGTTTCTTATTGATAGAAATGGTATAGTAAATGACTCAGAAGTATCAGTAAATGAATTTAACTTAAACGTAGTACCTATTCCGATGTCAGAGCCTTGGTCAGAATCTTGGAATGATATAGGTGATGCTTCTGTAACTACTTCACGAAGCGGTAATAGAAGAACAGTTAATACAGCTCAAAATCAAATTAGAAATATAAAACAGAAGCAATTCGTTACTAGAGATACAGCTAATAGTTTTAATTTAGAACAAGTTAAAATTGATAGAGATGCATTTTGTCCTTCTAGAGAAATTGTTTTTAAAGCAGAAGGTTTAAGACCTGATGTAAGTCTTATAGCTACTTTTGAATATATTAATGTTACTGATTTATGTCAGATGACTGATAATTCTACAGGTGATGTTACTTATATTAATACAAATAAAGGTACATTAACTACTGATGCATTAGGAATGATAAGAGGTAGATTTACTATTCCTCCTTCAACTTTTAAAACTGGTCAATTAAGATTTACATTATTTGATTCAACTAAAACTACTATAGCATCAGCTATCTATATTGTCGCTTCTAAGTATGAAGTAGGATTTTTATCTAAGTTTAGAACTGATGGAGTTGAAGACGTTATAATTAGAACAGAAGAGCAAACTGTTACTTCATCTTCTACTGAGTACTTAAATTACGGCGGTGGCGGAGGAGGCGGTGACTCTTGGGGTGATAGTCCACCATCTTATAATCCTAGTTATATGGATATGAATTATGGTGACTTTGGTCACGGAAGTCATGACGATGGAAGCAGTTCCGAAGGCGGCGGAGGCGGCGGTGGTAAAATTGTATGTACTATGATGAATAAAATGTACAATATGCCAATGTATTCTAATAGAGTATGGATGAGATATAATAAATTTAAGAAACTTGATGATGCTTATGAATTAGGATATCATAAACTGTTCTTATACTTTGTAAAGAAGATGCCTACAAATACTTATATAAGAACTGCTCTAGAATGGTTTGCAAAAACTAGAACTCATGGTCTACAAGAAGAAATGAAGGGTAACTATTTTACATTTAATAGTTTAGTCTTAAGATTGTTTAGACCTATAGTTTGGTTTACTGGTAAATTAGTTCAGAAAGGATATCTAAAGAAAGCAAATGTTAGATCGATTAAACGTATTCAGTCCAACTGGTAGAAAAATAAAGTTACTACATTACTTACTTATACTATTAGCATTAACTTTACCTTTTACTTTTAGTTTTCCTATTGATTTACTAGGTTTTTCAATATCATTATTTGTATACTTCTTAACTGGATGCATAGGAATAACTATGACTTTACATAGATGTCTTACACATCAATCATTTGAGTTCAAGTACAAATGGATGGAAAGATTAGGTTCATACCTAGGAGCTATTCAAGGTACAGGTAGTCCTTTAACTTGGGTTATAGTTCACTGGGAGCATCATAAGCATGCTGATACGGAAAAAGATCCTCATTCACCAGATAAAGGATTAGTTTTTTTAAAGAATGATAAGTATGATTCGTTTAAGTTTAACTTATTAGAGTATAGACATATTATAAAAGATAAGTTTCAAGTACTTTTACATCAATATTATTTTCTAATAATTTTAATTCATGCAGCTGTAATGTTTAGTATTTTTGGTATGTATGGATTATATTGGGGATTCATTTTACCATCTGTAATAGGAATCACTACAAGTATAATAAATAATACGTTCGCACACTCCGAACTTGGTTATAAAAGATATAAACAAGATAACGATAGTTCAAATGTGTGGTGGGTAGCACTGTTAACATTCGGTGAAGGGTGGCATAATAATCATCATGCTGAACCCTGGGATTGGAATTTTAGCAGAGCATGGTATGAAATAGATATAACTGGTTCTATGATAAAATTTTTATTATCATCTAAGTTAGCAATACAAGGGGAGAAATGGTAAATGGCAGTTAAAGGCGCAATAGCACAAACGTTCACGTTACCAGCTATCATAAAAAAATTAATTAGTGTTGATGGTGACGGTAGACCAGTTGATACTTCTGGTGGTGAGGATTACGAAAACGATGTTAAGATAAAAGAAGGAGCTTTTGTCACTGCTATTGATTTGTTTTTTGACGTAGTAGATTTATCCTCAAACCAAAATCAAGTTAGAGTTGAAATTAGAAATACAGTACAAGGTAGACCAGGACAAATAGTAGTTGGATACGCTTCCAAATTTTTATCTGATTCAGATGGTACCGGTTCAGGTAGAGCAGTAGCATCGACACCAACTAATTTTAGATTTAATTCACCTGTTAAGTTGATTTCTGCTCAGGAATATTGTATAGTAGTAAGAACCCAATCTTCTCTTACAAGTTTATGGACAGCTGAAATAGGTAAGCCAGACTTGACTTCTGGATTAGGTGGATTAATATCTTCGCCGCCTAGTATAGGAGGTTCAGGTGGTTCGTTCTTTACATCAGAAAATGGTGGAGTTTATATACCGGACCCTAATAAAGATTTAAAGTTTAAATTATATAGAGCTAGTTTTAATACTGGAGTAGCTACAGCACAGTTAAGATCTAAGTTAAGTAAACTAGCAGTTAATATTGGTACTGTGAATAACGGCACACCAATAAGAACTTTTAAGCATTCACCATATATTTTAATAAAGCATCCTAATCATGGAATGTATGGATCAGGACAAAAAGTCGTAGTATCAGGAGTTGAGGGACCAAACGGAGCATCTGAAATAGCAGGTATTCCGGTTACTGATATTAATACGCAAGCTGACGCCGCATCAAGTTCTTTTGTAGATACACATGATGTATTGTATGCTACACAAGATACTTATTTTATAAAAGTAGCTTCTAATGCAAGAGAAACTTTAGATGCAGGTGGTTATAATATGAAAGTGAGTTCTAACTTACAGTACGATTATCTATACACTAATCTTAATCCTATAAACAATCTCTTTACTAAAGTGGATGCTAAGATTAAAACTACAACTGGTAGTACTATTGATAACGTTATATCAAGTCAACTACTAGGTTTAGATACTTCAGCTGAAAGTTATCAAGCTGTAGGTAGTATAGATGAAGCTTATGCATATGTTGAAACAGATAAAGTAACAACTTTTACTAATCCTAAATCAATTTTATCTACTGTTAATTCTACTAATAGATCATTTGAAATGCAACTAGAACTTAACACAGCTGATGAAAGATACTCACCTGTAATACCAGTTGAATCTCCATCACAAGGGGTTGTAAATAAAATTAAGTTACTAAGAAATAGAGCTGGAATGCAGCCTGATGATTCAGATCTACAGAATAAGTATCCAATTTTTGAATCAAAAAGAGCTAATGACTCTGACTTTTTAGAAGAAGGAGATTCTGACAATGCAAATATACAAGCTAAGTTAGCTTCTTATATTGCGTCACTTACAGCAGCTAAACAAGATCATGCAGACTACATTACTAAGATTACAGAATTAGCTACACCTGCTGATACTTTAATAGTTAAATTTTTAGCTGATATGAATCCTACTAATGAAATTGAAATTGCATTTAAAGTGAAACGTATAGGTGATACTGCAGATATAGATGCTCAAGATTGGGAAGATTTTAAACTTAATACATTTATAAGTGAAAAAAATTACGGTGCGTTTAATAGTGCTGAAGACTTTAAAGAATATTCAGCAGAACATGCAGTAGGAGAAGATTTTCAAGAGTTTAGAGTTAGAGTTAGAATGAAAACTAAAAACGAAGCATATGTGCCTAGACTTAAAAATTTAAGGATATTAGCAGTTGCATAAAAATATACAAGGTCATCCGTATCTTGAAAAGAGAGGCGGTGCTATTATTAATACTGATCCGTCTCTTAAAGCAACTATTAATAAAAGACGTAAAGAACAAAAAAGATTGAACGATTTAGAATATAGATTAAATAGAATAGAAAACTTGTTAGAAAGGATACTAGAGAAAAATGGCTAATACACTCTTATCAGATTATCTAAGTAAAAATAGTTCTGTTAATAAGCCATCGCTTGTTGATCCAGCTAATAGTAATTCTGTTATACCATTAACTGATTATACTGTAAATACCAATACAAGAGTTAACACAGGTACGTCTCCCAACTCTAATGATGGTGATCCTCTAAGAACAGCTTTTCAAAAACTTAATAACTTTATTGAAGCTTCATATAGAACTAATGTTAACGTTAATGCAGATATAACATCTTTATCATCTGCTGGTACATTTTTAGGTGCAAAAACTTATACAGAAATTACTGCTTTGAGCCCTAATAGTAATGATACAGTTATTTTATCAGAGAGTATTTTAACACTTAATCCTGATGCTACTCCAGTATACACTAATAAAATAACAAGTGCAAGCTTTAATTTAACAAATGGTGTTTATAGTATATCTGCAGGTTCATTACTAAAATATAACGGTAGTAAGTTTGCATTAGAGCACAGTAATAGTGCTAAAAATATTACATTTGATTTTGATAGTGCACTATCAAGACTATCAACTGGTACTGCTTCTTCAGAGAAAACTGGAGCTGAACAATTAGAAATGTATGCAGAATATTTAAAATTAAATCAGGGAGCGGCTAATAGCGTAAGAATACAAGCTCAAACTGTTGAAGATGCAATAGTAGAACTAACAGTTAGACAAAGTACTTCTGGAAGAGACGCAGGGTATTATGCGTAATGGCTATAGTAAACAATTATCTAGGATTTACAATTGCAACTACTACAGAGTTGACAAAAACAGATAATGATTCTGATTTTGGCGCTAGTCAAAATAGAAATATAAGAACTATAAACGAAAATTACAACTACAAAGCAGCTATTCAAAATACTTTTATTGATGGTTATATTAACCAATTCGGTTCATCAGCAAACTTTTCAACAAATGAACAAAGACTAGTACAAAATTTAGTAAGAGAGTCAATTAATACTAATGGTATAACTGTTAGATATATGCCTAGACATTCTAAGTATACTGATTCAGTATTCAACGAAAGACCTGAATCTAAGTTTCATGCAGGTTACCAAATAGATATGATGTTATTAGCAGCAGCCGGCTTCGAAGGTGAAGGCGATGTAATGACTACTTACGGAGTTGAATTTAGAGAAGAAGTTATTATGACTGTTGCTATTAATAACTTTAATAATAAACATAAAGATTATGACAGTGATCTATCTGATAGTGACTCAGCGTTTTATAATAGACAAAGACCTTTAGAGGGTGACTTAGTTGTTATTCCTTTTGGTAGATCAGCTCAGAATAAAAATCAATACGTTCCTAAAATATTTGAAATAACTCGAGTAACTACATTCCATGATGGTGCTTTCTTCCAAGTAGGTGATAACTATCAATATAAATTAAGATGTAAACTATTCGAACTTTCTGGAGAGGATCTTGGATTTTCACCAACTGCTATTACATACAATACAGTTACTGGTAAAGAACAGACTACTACTAATGAAAAGATACAAAGAGCTTCAGCAGGTGTTAATTTTATAGACAGTGATACTAAAGCACTTAATATAGTAAGAGATTCAGATTCAATAACTGATTCTTATGGTAGGAATAGAGAGATAGAACAGAGAGCTCAGCAAAGAGTTATCTATGATGACGATGGTAATGCAACCGAGAAGAGTGATGTTATTGTAGAAGACTATGGTAAATCAGCTCATCATAGTCCAGGTATAATTAATAATTTAGATTTAGATGATATATGATAGGTACACATTTTTACAATGAGACTATTAAAACTTCAGTAGCAGTATTCGGTAGTCTTTTTAACAACTTAGTAATTAAAAGAAGAGATGGTAAACTCTTACCAGTACCTATTAGCTATGGTCCTCGTCAAAAATGGCTAGATGCTCAAAAACAATTTCAGCCTTCTGAAGAAATGTTTGAAAAGTTATTACCTAGAATGTCATATGAAATAGTAGCTATGAATTATGATCAATCTAGAAAATTAACTAACAGACAAACTATGTTAAGAGAACCTGATGGTTTAACAGACCCTAGACAAAGAATAAATGTACCTACTCCTTACAATTTAGATTTTACTTTATACTGTGCTACAAAAACTCTTAATGATGGTTGGCAAATAATCGAACAAATACTACCATTCTTTACTCCTGCTTATACAGTAAAGGTAAGACATTTTCCTCAAGATGCAAGTGCATTGACTCCTACACCAACTAATTCATATGATCAGACTTTTACGTTGTTATCTACTACTTGGGCTGATGATTATACAGGTGAAATAGGTGATAGAAGAGTTATAGAATGGACAATGGAATTCCAAACAAAGATATGGTTACACGGACCAGTAGCAGCAACATCAGTAATTGTTGATTCTAGAGCTATTGTCTCAGTACCACCAACTGGAGTGCCAATAAATAAGATGTCTCGAGCTTCTACTCAAGCAGGTACTGAAGTTGGTTACGCAGTTCTATCAGGTGATAGCAGAGGCTATGATTCTGACTCAAAAGGACCTTATGTATTAGACTCAGATGGAGTAACGTTTAGACTTTATGATTCAGATCTTGATTTTGATTCTGATGGTGCTACAAAGAAGCTTAGAAAAAGAAGAAATGTAGTAAACGATTCAGATGTTAGATATAGTAATGATTCTGATAGAAGTCCGACAATATTAAACTTAAGTGATAGCGATGGTAACATCATAAAGATCGTTAGAAACTTGCCAGAGAATTAGAATAAATAAGATATGTCAAGTAAAGATTTAATAAATTTAGGAACAGCCCCAGATTCGGGGACAGGAGATACAGCTAGAAAAGGCGGTATGAAGATTAATAATCTTTTCGCTGACATCTATGCTAACTACGGTGACAACCCAATTGGTAATGATCCTGATGGAAAGAACTATGGATATAGAAAAGCCTATTCAGAAGGTGAATATAAAGTAGGTGAGTTACATCCAGCTACTAAATTTAAGAGAGTTTCATTTAAGCAAGATTCAGATGGTGCTACTGAAAGAGCAGATGGTTCATATGATTTTTTCCATAATGGTGAAGGTTATTTTGTAAAAGATTCAGACGGTGTAATTTATTCACCTTCAAGTTCAACTATACCATCTATATACTTAAGTAAAGAATGGTATTTCATGTCAAGAGGAGAGCAAATAACTCCTGACTTAACTCAATTAGATTCAGATTATTTTCATATAGTATTACCACTAGCTAAAGCTGGTGATAGAGTAATCATAAGAGATAGTTTAGGTCATATATCTGAATCAACTCCTATGTCATTATGGGCTACACCTTATGAATGGAATAGTGTATCTCAAATAAATGAATGGATTACTAATACACCTGAAGCAGGACTAGCTGCTGACTCTGATAGCTTCCCATCTGTTAACCATAGTAGAATAACAGTTCCAGGAGCTGCATCAGGTACTAATGCTTCATTAAGACAAACACAGATTACTAATTCAGATATAGTTGGAATTACCGGTTATGAAAAAATACCATTTGCAGGTACAACAGGTTATAGAAGTAATATTCCAGTATCACCAATTACGTTTAATACAAAACATATTGAAGTTGAGTGTACATATCTAGGTGCAAATACTGGATGGGTGTATAAACAAACTACTATTACTGACTCTGGTGATACTAATATAAAACAGACTCACGATAAGTTTCATTCAAGAGATTGGTTTCAATGGAATAAAGCTGATTTAAATGAATCAGATTCAGTTATATTACAAAACCAATACTTGTTACCTATAATGTCATCTAACGGTCAAAGAATAACTCTTACAGATGGCGCTCCTGTATTCAAAGTATTCCAAGAAATAGGTTATGATTCAGATGAATTTGGAAATAAATTGCAAGATTTTTTTAGTGGTTATGTAACTAACAACAATGAAAATATTACAGGTGATGGTGATGATAACGTTGTTACTGTCAATGTAGGAGACTCAGATACTATTATGGCTAGAAAGTATAGAAGAGCTCAAATAGCGGCTGGTAACGCAACATACCCTGTTGGTGTTAGTCAAAGCATAGGCAATTGGTACAATGAAATAAATATACCATCAATAGTAACTAAAGATGGAATATTGATATTAATTTCTAACTACCCATTTTCAGGTAGGATAGAATTATTTGTTAAAGGAAGTGTAGGTTAATGGCTAACCCTAATGTAGATTCAGATTTTAGTAGAGGTTTTTACCAACATAGAAGGACTTATAGTGCTACTGTGAACGGTGACGGAGCTCCTCTAGCTACTGATTTGCTAGAAGGTGAAATAGCAATAAACCTTTCTACAAGTAAATTATATACAAAAAAGAATACTTTTCAAGATATAGACTATACAGATAAAATAGAAACGTTTCAGCAAAATGCGGGTATTTTATTAGATTTTTCTCCTATAAGTTCTGCTTACATAGGACAAAAAGTGGGTATTAATTTTAATAATGGTACTAAGTCTTTTATTTTTATAGACAGTGATGATACTACAGTGGGTAATTGGGTTAATGATTTTGTAACTCACGTTGCTGCTAACCACCCATCTACTAGTGTTATCAACGGTACAGCATTAGGAGAGTTTGGTAAAACTAGTCAAGTATTAGTTTTTACAGATGACTCAGATCAAGCATTAAGTTATGATTTAGATTCTGATTTTGTCAGATACATAGATCATACAAGAACAACAGTATCAAGATTGATACAATCATCAGATTCAGACAACGATATTTTCGCAAAACAAGGTACAATAACACCAACAAGTTTTATAAAAACATATAAGACGGCAGGTTCAGTTAAATCAATAACCTCAACGTCAGTACCATTACGTAAGTTCGTTTCTGGTTCAGAGAATTCATACTTCGTTACTAATTTAACATTAGCGACAGGTGGAATAAACGAAGGGACAGATCAATTTAGAGTTTCTATAGATCAAAATAATCCCTCTATTCTAGATTTAACAGCTAGAATACCTACAACATCCAACACCCCTCCTGCAGTTGCAGCAACCTCGTCTAAGCCCGGGTTAAATGGTGATTTGTGGATACAGCCTCCAGGTGCTGAAAATGATTCAGAGCCTAGTCATTTATATTGGCTAGATATGTCAGTAGTGAACTCTACTGCCGCTCAAGCTAAAGCTAGAGCCATGTCAGATTCAGATAGAATCTCTCAAGGAGTTGTCTTAATTGATTCAGATGGATCTGGCGGATCTACCTTTGCTGAATGGAGACAAGTTACTTCTGGTAGTTTTCTTATAACTCAAAACTTTGGTACTGTATCTGAAACAAAAACTTTCGATTCTGATTCAATTCATACTATGAAAGGAACACTTGACGTTAGTAATGGTGTACTAAAAGCTGGTTCTCGATTTGAGTTCCAAAACGATATGTTTACTAAAACTAAACGATTAAGAATAAAAAATGTAAGTGGAAGCACTGTATTTTCTATGGTAGGATTTGACTCAGACGGGTAAAAAATAAATAAACTAACTATAACAGTTTAAAGAGGAATAGACAAATGACTGTAAGAAGACCCCTAAAAATTAACGGAACATCTGGCCTTATTGAAATGTCAGATGCAGATTTAGATTACGTATCATACGTAGTAAGAGTATACTGGGCTGGTAGAACTAATGATCCAGGGCACTTAACAATTAATTCAAATCCATCCGGTTATAGTTCTATCGGAGCAGTAACAGATGAATCAAGATCACAAGGTAGAAGAACTACTGATATTGGTAACGTATGGGGAGTAGGACCTTCCAACTCAAACGTTAATGCCCCTGGTTCATCAGGAGCAACTACCTATACAATGTATCAAAATTATAATAACAGTACTGACGAACCTAATAGTACAACTTGGAATGCTGGAGCATTAGTTGCTGTAGATGCTGACTATGATAACCTACAACCATTAGGTTATGTAGGTGCTACTAAGACATTAGCTGATATGTATGATACAGTTATTGATCCTATCATTCAAGATGTTGAAGGAGGAGGCGTTGGTAAGTTTCATTTAGCAACTTCTGCACCTGACGGTACATATGCTTCTACAGGTATGACAATGGCTAATAGACAAGTTACAGCTGGTAATACAGGTGGACCAAGTACAACAACTTATACACTATACAAGAAGACTTCAGAGTCAGCCCCGACTACTTCAAGACCTGTAAGATATAATTCTACTAATGCAGGATTTATTGAAATGTCAGATGCAGAAATTCAGAGCTTTTTTACTCCTTTCTTGTATAACAGAATAAATGAAAGTAGTAAATTAGTCTATACTTTCAGTACATCTACATCAGGTATTGATGCAGGTGGTTTTGTAGAAACACATTATGATGGCTCTACAAATGCATCATCTGGCCAGGTAATATCAGGCCATACATACTATAGAGATGTTAATAGTTTAAGTACTACTAACCATTATCTAAGACTAGCTAATACATAATAGCAAAGCGGAGAAAAATATATTATGAAAACGGAAATTATGAATACAGTCTATACGCCGGAAACTGCTTACTTCGTTGACGATGATAAAACTACTATCAACGTCAACGTTGAAGAGCACTTTCACGTAGAAGGCTATGACGGGCAAGCGCCTGAAAGAGTTAGCAAATTTTTGAGGACGGTGTCAGTTGGACCCAATCCAATCTTCGAAGAGTTTGTTAAGCAAGTTCCTTTAACAGTTGTTGAAGAAAATACTACCAAGTTCCACGAAAGATTAATCAGCGAGCACAACGAGTTACGTAACGAAATTACCGCAGAGGTAATGAGTGATATCGGAAAACAGTTGTCTAAGCAAGGTGAAACTGCAGCCCCTGCAGCTACTAACCTTACAGAGTTGACTCAAGATGATCTTTTTAAATTAAAATTACAAGCTTTCGAAATCGATGAAGTAAAGAGTTCTAAGAATAGAGAACTTAAAGCTAAGATTAGAAAAGCTGGTAACCTTATGGAAATAGTAGCTATGACCGCAGCAACTATTTTAGACAATCCTGCTAAACAAACTGAAGAGACGCCTCCGGAAACAGCCTAATGGCTTATCCTTCAGAAACGTTTTGTGCACTTCCATGGATGCATGTAAGTACTAGACCTAATGGACATATGCGTGTCTGTTGTACTGCTAATGCATCTGGAGTACAGAATGCAGATAGTACAAATAAAACAGCTTCAGAAGTAGGTGTATTAAGAAGAGAAGACGGTAAACCTGCTAACCTAGCAACTACTGGTTTACTTGAAGCTTGGAATAATACCTATATGAAAGAAACTAGAAAGACTATGATGAGAGGTGAAAAACCAGCATCATGTCTTAAATGTTATAAGGAAGAAGAAGCTGGACATAGATCTAAAAGACAATGGGAAACTGATAAGTGGATTAGAGATGAAGGTATTGAATCTATACTACAAGGTTACGATACTGAAACTGGTGAAGTACCTGCTCAAGTCAGATACGTAGACTTAAGATTAGGATCTAAATGTCAATTAGCATGTGTTATGTGCTCACCGCATGATTCATCTAACTGGGTACCTGACCATAAAAAAATATGGTCTAATTTAAAAAACAAAAAACTTAAAAGTACTATGGCTTGGGAAAAAGAGTCAGGTAAGTTAGCTTGGTCCGGTGGTTCATATAACTGGCATAAAAAGAATAAAGATTTTTTTCCAGAATTATATACTCAAATACCTCATATTAAACAATTGTATTGGGCAGGTGGTGAACCTCTAATACATGATGAGCATTATGAACTATTAGAAAAATGTATAAGAGAAGGTTATGCTTCTCAAATGGAAGTAAGATATAACTCTAATGGTTTAGAATGGAGAGATGATCTATTCGATTTATGGAAACATTTCAAGAAAGTAATATATCATTTTAGTATAGATGATATTGAAGACAGATTAAACTTTGTTAGATACCCTGCAGAGTTTAAACATTTAGAAAAGCAGATGCATGTATTAGATAATTACCCTCATGGTAATTTAATGCTTACTACTGCTTTTACAGGAATGGCAATTAATTATTTTTACGTACCAGAATTTATTAAGTGGAAAATAAACAGTGAGTTTAAACTACTTAATCAGTGGCCTTCTGGTGCAGGTATATTTAGTTGTCACTTAGCTTATTGGCCCCCTCAGTTGAACGTTAAAGCTTTACCTACTTTTTTTAAAGAAGAAGTCAGACTTAAATGGGAACAAGATTTGTATCCTTGGCTAGAACAAAATTGGCAAAAATGTACAGGTGTTAAAGAGCACAATGTATCTTATGAACAATGGCGTAATAGTGAATATGGTATTAAAAGATTAGAAGGTCTTTTAAACTTTATGGATGCTGAAGATTGGTCAGAAAGATTACCTGAGACTGCTGAGTGGTGTTATACTGTAGCAGAAACTAGAGGTCAAGATTTTGATAAAATATACCCAGATATGGATTGGCTAAAATGTTATCTAAAAAAGTAGCTGTAGAGCATAACAATAAAAATTCAGATAATTTAGTAAAGATAGAATGGTTCATTTCTAAGAGATGTAACTTTCACTGTTCTTATTGTGATAAGCATACGCATGATCATAGTTCAGGTTTCCCTGACTTAGATACAATGAAAGCTACATTAGATAAGATAATGAATACTACTGATAAAAAGATTAGACTTTCTTTTACTGGTGGTGAACCTACTATATGTAAACACTTATTTGACTTTTGTAAATATGGTAAAGAAAAATACGGTGATAGAATTAATCAGTTTAGTATTACTACTAATGGTTCTAGAACTACAAAGTATTATGTAGAGTTATCACAGTATGTGAACTCTATGATATTTTCTTATCATATGGAATATCATGACGTTGAAAAGATACCTGATAGTGTCTATGCAGTTCATGAAGCAGGTAACCTTCAACACTTACATGTTCACATGATGATGCTACCTACAGTATTTGATAAAGCAGCTAAGCAAATAGATGAGTTTAGAAAAAAAGGTATAGCAGTTTCAATAAGAAGAATAAGACCTGCTTATAGAGAAGATAATAAAGAAATGAGATTACCTTTTGATAATGATAAACAAATAGCGTCAATAAATTTAACTGGTTCAGATGGTAGACCAGATTATAGCGGCGATAAAGGCTATTATACTGATGAAGAACTAAACTATCTTAAAAATATTCCAGTATCAGATTTTAAAAATGTTATTGCACATGAAGTAAACGATAACTATGAAGTAAGTAATAGAGAGACTAACGTAAATGAGTTTACAGTAGCTAAAAATAATCAATATCTAGGTTGGTATTGTTGGGCTGGTATACAAAGTCTAAGAATAGAACCTAGCGGTGATGTATGGAATGC